GGTGAAAACTCGGGAACTTGGGGTCAAATTACAAATACAAACTTACTTATTTTAGAACAAGCTATTGGTGGTTTTACAACTTTTAACTTAACCAATGCTAATAGATCTTTAACTTTTTCAAATGGTGCTTTATCAAATGGTAAAAATGACGTTATTAAATTAACAGGTACTTTAGCAGCAAACAGAACAGTATCTATACCAGATTCAATTGAAAAAACTTATTTTGTACAAGATGCATGTGATCATGCAGGTTATACTTTAACTTTTAAAACATCATCTGGAACAGGTGTTCTTTTATGTGAAGGTAATTGTTATACATTATATTCTGATGGAACTAATGTAGAAAAAGTAAACGAATACAGAAAATGGAGAGCAGTATCTGCAGCTGAAACGGTTCAAGCTGGAGCTCAACTTTTAGTAAATACAAATGGTGGAGGAGTAACAATAACACTCCCTGCATCACCAAGCCTTGGCGATGAAGTGCATTTTGTAGATCAAGGTTATGATTTTAATAGTAATGCATTGACTGTAGGTAGAAACTCTTCTAATATAGCTAATGCCGCGTCCGATCTTGTTGTTAATACACAAGGTGCAGCTTTTGGATTAGTATTCTCAGGCGACGCTACAACAGGATGGACTTACACGGAGAAATAATATGTCAAATTACGAAGCAACAAAATACGATTTTTCAGGGGCAAACCTTACAGGTATCGAAGGAATTCCTACAGCAACTATTGTGCCGTGGTCTTCTTCTTCAGTGCCGACAGGTTTTTTAGAGTGTAATGGTGCAACTGTTTCAAGATCAACTTACTCTGCATTATTTGCAATCATAGGAACAACTTACGGAGCTGGAGATGGTGCATCTACTTTTGAAATACCTGATTTACAAGACAACGTTGCAATGGGTAAATCTGGAACTAAAGCTTTAGCATCAACGGGCGGAGCAAATGCAGTTCAGTCTACTGGAAATGTTGGTGGTACAACAGCTAACGCAACTTTAACTGAAGCTCAATTAGCTTCTCACTCTCACCCAGGTGGTGGAACAGCAGCATCAAGACCGGGTGAGCCTAATGCTAACTCACCTTTCCCATATAATACCGGAGCTAATACTGGAAGCACAGGATCAGGTACAGGTCACCAACATAATATGAGTGCTACTTTTACGGGAGACTCAACTTCAGTTTTACAACCTTATTTAACAGTAATTTATATTATAAAAACGTAGGAGAAAAAATGGCAACAAATGCAACATGGACAGTAATATTCGAAGACCAAAAAGTTATTAAACAAAGTGGTGATGGCGCTGGAAGTGCATATAAAATTTCAGACAATGATTTTTGGGGTTTATCTAAATGGTCAAACATATGGGCTATTCAATATGGTACAAGTAATCCAAGTGATGAAGTAGAATATAGAGATGGTACTCCACACTCTACTTTTGCAAGTGCTAACTTAGGAGACTTTCAAGATTTTATTACGAGATGGGATTCAGCTCACTTAGCACAATTACAATCTGATTGGGATGCTGACACTAGAGACGAGTCAGAAAAAGGCGCAAGACCTACATCATACACTTCTTAAATTCATCCAAGACGTTAATATATATTTTTCACCTTTTAATGGTGGATTACCTCTATGAACATAAGGAAAACCTGCAGGCCAGATAGCTATTCGACCTTTTTTGGGTTTTACTCGTATAGTTTGATTTAAAAATTCTGTTTCTCCTCCGTCTTCAACATCATTTAAATAAACGGAATATGCAAAAGCACGGGGTTCTGTTTCATAACCTACATGATGTTCAGTGTGCCAAACATGATATCCTTCACCTGGCAAAGTTTTTTGTATCTTTAAACAAGTGTAATGAAAAGGTTGATGATTAAATACGTCATCTGCTCCTGTAGTATCTATGTAGTGATTAAAAGCTATTTCAAAATTTACAATTAAAGATTTTAAATTAGTCCACCAAGTATCTATATTTTTGGAATAAGCAAAATATTGATTATCTTTTTTCCTTAAGGAAGAAGAACCTTCAAATACTTTTCTAGTTAAAGTATTTTGAAATTTATCTTGTTCTTCAAATAATGTAATGGCTTTATTGCATTCTTCATCTGTAATATAATTATCATAGACTCCAATAAAATTTTCTATTTTAGCTGTTTTTTCCATATAATTTTGTATCTTTCATTATAAGTATTATTGATATATAACAACTATTATATGCTACAAAAACTAAAATTCAAGTCAGGATTTAATAAGCAAGATACAGAATCAGGTGCTGAGGGACAATGGACAGACGGTGATTTTGTAAGATTTAGATATGGATTACCTGAAAAAATAGGTGGTTGGCTACAACTAACCGCAGCAAATAAAACTTTACCAGGAGCTGCAAGAGCTCAGGTTTCCTTTTCTAGTTTTGCAGGTGAAAAATATGCTGCAATTGGAACATCTCAAGGTTTATTTTTATATTATGGTAATGATTTTTATGATATTTCTCCACTAGATACAGCCATCACTGGTGGAACTTTAACAACAGTTAATGGATCAAGAACGGTAACTATTAATAAAGGTTCTCACGGTTTAGCGGTTGGAAGATATGTAACTCTTTCATCTGTTACGGTAACAGGTGCATCTGATTTTACAGCGGGAGAATTAGAACAACCTTATGAAATATTAACTGTTCCTGATATAGATAAATTTACAGTTCAAGCTTCACGTGCTGAAGGAGGAACTGGTATGACTGCAGCGGGAGCTGTTACTGTTAATCCTTATGTTGAAGTTGGACCAACAACACAAACCACTGGATATGGATGGAGCACATCTACATGGAGCACATCTACATGGGGAACAGCTAGAGCGACAAGTGACGTGACTCTAGATCCAGGAAACTGGAGTCTTGATAACTTTGGTCAAGTATTAGTTGCAACTATATTCAACGGTAAAACATTTACTTGGGATGCTGGAGCATCAGGAGCTAGAGGTATTCGAGCTTCACAGACTACATCTGGTTTTGCAACCACAAGTAATCCTTCACAAACTCGATTTACATTAGTTTCAGATAGAGATAGACACTTATTTCATTTTGGAACAGAAACAACTATTGGAACACCAGCAACTCAAGATCCAATGTTTGTAAGATTTTCTAATCAAGAAGATTTAAATACATATGCACCTACAGCTACAAACACTGCAGGGACATTTAGATTAGATACAGGTAATGAAATAAGAGCAGCCATTCAAGGTAAAGATTATGTTTTTGTATTAACTGATTTAGCAGCTTATGTCATTCAATTTGTTGGGCCACCATTTACATTTAGTGTTAGACAAGTTGGTACAAACTGTGGATGTATAGGTCAACATGCAGCCACCTTTGTTAATGGATCTGTATTTTGGATGGGATCGCAAGGTGGTTTTTTTGTTTTTGATGGAACAGTAAAATCATTACCATCACTTGTAGAAGATTTTGTATTTAGCACAGACGGTGATAATTTAGGATTAAACTTTAATTCAAGAGATGTAATATTCTCAGGTGCTAATAATTTATATACAGAAGTAAATTGGTTTTATCCAAAATCAGGATCAGAACAAATAGATCGATGTGTAACTTACAACTATGCTGAAAACGTTTGGACAACTTCATCTTTAGATAGAACAACGTACAGTGATCAAGGGGTGTTTGATAAACCTTACGCTACAGATTATGATAATACTTCAACACCTGTGTTTCCAGATATCTTAGGTATTACAAATTTATTTGGAGCATCTATTTATTATGAACATGAAACTGGAACCGATCAAGTTAATAGTATATCAACCACTGCCATACCTGCTTTTATTAGATCAGGAGATTACGATATTACATCTAGAAGAAGTGCGTTAGGTCAAGCAACGGGGGTTGTAGACTATCGAGGAGATGGTGAATTTTTTATGGCTGTAAGAAGGTTTATACCTGATTTTAAATATCAAGAGGGTAATGCTAAAGTAACTTTATTTGTTAGTGCTTACCCTGATGATGTAGCTGTCAGCTCTCCACTAGGACCCTTTACAGTTACTACTTCTACTGATAAAGTAGATACAAGAGCTCGAGGTAGACTTGTATCTGTTAAAATAGAAAATGATTCTACAGGTGAAACCTGGAGATACGGAACACTAAGACTTGATGCACAACCGGACGGAAGAAGATAATGCCACCATATGGATTATATAGTTTAGCTAATACGCCTGAAGAATTATTACAGGGTTATGGAACTGTAAGAGGATACGATACTGATCCTGCTTTTGGTAATTTAAAAACAGATATAAGATTTCAACCAGCTCCTTTTACAGGGGCAAGACCTTTTCAAAATATGTTTGATTTATCCCCTGCTTATTTTGAAGGAACAAATTTAGGTTTTGATGCTGATTTATACAATCCTTCTTCTGGAGGCATTTCTGGTTATCAAATTGATGCAGATGATGTAGAAATGATAAGTGAAAAAGAAAAAAAAGCTAGAACTGGCATAGAAACTCTTTTAGGTTTTTTACAAAATATTCCTACACCTTTGAATTTAATTACAGGAAGATTAGAAGGTATAAGAAATTTAAATCAAAGATTACGTGCTACAGATTTTGGAAGATCAAAAACTTTAGCTGAGTTTTTTGATAGAAGAGCTAGAGCTAAAGAGGCTGCTAGAAGAGCAGAAAACTTTGCAGCCTTTGCTGAACGAACTGCAGGCACAGAAGCGACTGGTGGAGCAGGTGATTTTTCAACACCAGCAGGTTTAGATACTAGTTATGAAGAAGCTTCTAGATCATTTGGAAGGGACAGATAATGGCTAAAGTAACAAACTATATACCAGAACCAAAACAAGAATATGATGTAGAAAATCAAAGACAAATATTAGAGTCTTTAACTACGTTACAAAATCAACTTAATTTTTCTTTTCAAAAAGATTTAAAGAATGAATTAGATACATTTAATTATTTTTTATCATGAGTATATTTTATAAAAATCAAGGTTTTAAACAAAGTGGTACAGCTAAAACTACGGTGCTTACTTGTCCTACTGATGGAACCATTATAGTTAAAAGTGTATATTGTGCAAACAATGATGCATCATCAGGTATTTTAGTAAACATGAATTTAGTAGATTCCTCTGACTCTAGTGCTGAGTATGAATTTTTTAGAGATGAAGTAGCCGCTAAATCACAAGTAAATGCCTCACCTCAAGGCTTGAATTTAGAAGCAAGTGATGCTATAACTGTGCAAGCAGCTACAGGCAGTAATAAAATACAAGGCGTAATAAGTTATGCTTTAATAAATAGAGAGAATGAAAACGGATAATAAGTTACCAGAGATTGATTGCACAACTATAGTAACATATAGAAATACAAAAACTGGTGAAACATATAAAGAGAAGAAAGAAGGACCTGATATTGTTCGAGACGTTACTGTGCAGGTTACTAATAAAGGTCTAGAGGTCTTCCAGAAAGTTATGAATGATAATAAGAAACCAAAACCCTAAAGGCGGAACAGAGTTACAATTCGAATATTTAGAAAAATATGTCGATAAAAATTTATTAGATCAAGTGCAAATTTGTACTTCGGTACCAGAAAAAATACCTTTGCATTCAACAAAACCTAATATACTTTGGCAAAAAAATTCTTACGATCAACCTAATTTAGCCCCTTGGTTTAGTAACCCTGCTAATCATAACAAGTATGATTGGTATGTATTTAACTCACATTGGAACTATGAAAAGTTTAGATACAATTTTAATATACCCACTAACAGATGTGTAGTTATTAAAAATGGTATTGATAATATAGAAAAAGCTAAGCCATATAAAAAAGGTGAACCTATAAAAATAATACATCAAAATACACCTTGGCGAGGTCTTTCTGTATTATTAGGCGCCATGCAGTTGGTAAAAAATCCTTTAGTAACTTTAGATGTATACTCATCAACCGAAGTTTATGGTAAACAATTTTATGATCAAAACGATTATGAATATAAAGAGCTTTATGAACAGGCAGAAAAATTACCTAACGTAAATTATATTGGTTATAAATCAAATCAATACATAAAAGATAATTTAAAAAATTATCACATCTATGCTTATCCAAGTATTTTTGAAGAGACTTTCTGTATATCTTTATTAGAGTGTATGGCTGCAGGATTGTATTGTATAGTGGATGATTTAGGCGCTTTGTATGAAACAGGAGGAGAGTTTCCTATGTATGTACCTTACGATTCTAATCACAGGGCTTTAGCACAAAAATTTGGTTTTGGTATAGAACAAGCATCTTACACCTTAGATCAAAAACAAATTCACGATCATTTAGATTCTCAATCTAGATATGCGCATATTTATTTTAATTGGAATAAAATAGCCATGCAGTGGACAACTTTTTTAAAAGGAGTAATTAATGCAAAATCCTAATAAACCTATTTGGTTTAACGAAGATACTTATCAGACTATTAAACAATCTAATACAGGAGCAGAGGTAATAGATTTATCTGATCCAAAACCTGAGAGTAGATCACCTCATAAAATAATGGTATGCACCCCTGTGCATAGTGATGTTTCTATGCATTATTGTCAAGCAGTATTAAAGTTTCAACAAGATTGTATGTTAAGAAAAATATTAGTTAGCTTTACTATAATGAAGTCATCTTTAGTTACTCAAGGTAGAAACTTATGTGTAGCTGAAATGTTAAATCATGAAGATGGTTATACGCATTTATTATTTATAGACTCAGATATTGATTTTAATTTTCAAACTATTGAGACAATGTTAAAAGCAGATAAAGATGTTATTGCTTGTCCTTATCCAATGAAGTCATTAGATTGGGATAAGATATTTCAAGAAAAAGATAAGGCTCAAAATAAAGATCAATTAAGAAGACCTGGATATACATTTCCTATAAAACTAAATGATCAAAATCATATTGAATCTAATTTAGGTATTGTAGAAGCAACCCATGCTCCTACAGGCTGTATGTTGATTAAAAGAACAGTATTAGAAAAAATGATGAAACATCACCCTGAGTTAGAAATATTTCAACCTACTAATATTAATGGTAAAGAAGAGAAAAAACCTAATTTTTATAATTTATTTGATACTATTCATGATACAAAAACTAAACGTTATTTTGGTGAAGACTTTGGTTTTTGTCAAAGATGGACCGATATGGGTGGTAAAGTATATCTATATATAATGGACTATATAACCCATGTAGGCGAACATCAGTTCTGTGGTAGGTTCTTTGATAATCTTAAACCAGCTATTGACGATACGAAAAAAATCAAATAAAGTGTGATATTTCAGGATAAGTACGCCTGCCCTTAAACTAAATTTAGACAAAATTATGGCAATAACAGATACTAAACAAGCAACAGATTTCAAAGCAGGCGCACCAGATATAACATTAAAAGGTGATTTAAGACCTAATCAAATGATGGCTGGTTATTTAGATCCCATGTCTGAAAAAAATGACATGGCTATGGAGATGTTTGGTAAACAATTAAAAGATTTAACAGACTCAGAATTAGAAATATTAGACGAAGAGATTGAGAGATTAAGATATAAGTTTATGGCCGATGGTGGTAGAGTAAAATACGGTTTAGGTAGTCTTGTTAAGTCAGTTAAAAAAGCTGTTAAAGGTGTAGTCAAAGGTGTTAAAGATAATCCTGTATTAGCCGCAGCTGCTTTAAACTTTGCACCTATGCTTATACCTAGAGGAAGCACTAAACCTTTTTTTGGTATAGGTAGTCTACAAGGAAGTGTTAAAACATTTGGAAACCCTTTAAGTTTTTTAGGTTTAAGTGGTGATAAAGAAGGACCGGGTGCTGCATTAGATGCATTAAAAATAGGTGGAGCTGGAGCAGTTATTACAGGGTTGTTATCAGAAAGAGAACAATTATCTGAAAACGATCCTGATTTTTCTGAGAGAAGAGCACAAGTAAATGATCAATTAAAAGTACAATTTTCTAGATTGTATCCACAAGGAGAAGCTGAATCTGATACTGATTATGATGTTAGAATAACTGCTATGGTAGAAGCGGCTGATGATTCTACAGTTGATGTAGGAAATATGGCAGAAGGTGGTAGAGCAATGAAAGCCAT